TTAGAAGCTTTTCGATTGGAATATCTATCAATGGCCCTTGCCATGGCTGCTGCGTCAGTCCCTCAATTGCACCGTCCTCACCGAAGAACCACTTGATGATCGTGTCTTGGCCGCGCAGCGCGATCTTGCGCCAGCGGATCAGACCATCGTCGAACTTGCTTGTCGGCCGCATCTTGCCGGGCCGCAGCGGATCGGGCGGCGGATCGCGGCCGAGGCATTGCTTGTAGATAACCTCCATCGGCGCGAAGCCGTAGCCCAGCATGCTCTGCATTTCCACGATGAATTCTGGCCAGGTACTCGACATGTCGTCGCGAGCACTATCGAAGAACTCGGCGATCGCGGCAGCGCGGGGGCTGTCGTTCGCGGGATCAACCCTCCACTCGATGCGCCGCATCGTCGCGTTGATGGCGAACATCAGCGCGCCGATCACCGACGAATTATCCTGCATCTCGCGGTAGACGCGCGCCGCTTGCCGCCCTTGCAGCTGCGGCAGAAACTCCTCGCGGACCCAGCCAGACCATTGGCGCAGGCCCGACGAGCCGATATCCGAGAACGCCATGCCGGCAGTGAACTGCGGCGGCCTCAATGCGCCGGAGCTGTCGGGATGCCATTCGCTCCCGCCCGGCCGCGTCGTGCCGATCAATGAAGCCGGCTGCTGTCGGCCCGTCAGGTTTGAAACCGGAGGGCTTGGGTAATCTTGGGGAAGCGTGACCCCTCCTAGAGCACGAAGGTTTATCTTTGTTACGATGTCATAGGGCGGTGCGGGCATCGTCGGTTATCTCCGCAAACAAAGGCGCGTCACCCGCGAGACGTTTGCGCGCCGTCTCCGAATAAGCCGAATTAAGCTCGATCAGGATGGCATTGCGCTGCAGTCGATCGGCGACGAGGCCCGTGGTGCCGGCACCGCCGAAGGGATCTAGGACGGTACAGGGGACCACGGAGGCGTTGCATTGGCAGGAAGGGGACCAGCCGCAATCTTTCTTAGATACTAGGCCGGATTTTGCGCGGAATGAACCGCGTTCAAGTTCATTTGATGTAAATGCATTGTCTCCCATTATTGGACCCTCATCATCTGCCGCAACCCGCGCAGATGCTGGAACCGTGATGGATCGACCATTTTTACCTAAACGTTCTTGCATCCTCACCCACAGCGCACCGCACTTCGCGCAGCAGCCATTCGCGCTCGTACCAGCGAGGATGCAGGGCTCGATCAGTGCCGGCGGAAACGTGGCGAAATGCGCCTCGGAGAATGGCTGGGCGGCGATTTCCCAGACGGAACGCTTGTTGCGTGTGTCCGTCACGGTGATGGCGCGGCCTTTGAACCTGGTGCGCTGTAAGTCAGGATCAACCGAATTATTCTTTTGGTTACCAGTGTAGTCGATCACGACGCCGGCATGAATGCTCGACTCCGCAATGGCTGTCGCATCGAAATAATACCGCGCCGACTTCGTCAGCAGAAACAGATACTCGTGCGCCTTCGTGCACCGATCCGTGACGCTCTCCGGCATTGCGTTGGGCTTGCTCCAAATTATGTCTTGACGGAGCCACCAGCCGTCAGCTTGGAGGGCGAATGCGACGCGCCAGGGGATGCCGCATACGTCTTTGGCCTTTAGGCCGTGTCCTGTTTGAATACTCGGCGAGTATGCCACTTTATTGCATTCACCGCCCACATTGCTCGGCTTCGGCCCACCGCCGCTGCCCGCGTAACTATCCCCCAAATTCAGCCACAGCGTCCCATCCGACCGCAGTACCCGTCGCACCTCGCGAAACACGGCCACCATCTTTTCGATAAATTCCTGGTAAGTAGGCTCTAGCCCAATCTGCCCGGCTATACCATAATCTCGCAACCCCCAATACGGCGGACTCGTTACGCAACAATGCACGCTGTCAGCAGAGAGCGTTTTTAGGATATCCCGGCAGTCGCCGGTCATAATGCGAATAGCCATACCGGCAACCTAGATCAGCCGCCGGTCGGGCTCAAGTGACGCCATGCTATCGCGTGCCCATCGGCCCAGGCCATTCCAAATAAAGGAAGATGCCGGAACAATCCCTCCGGCATCATTCCAAAGCTACCGCTTCGGCCCCGCGCCGCCCTGGGCGGGCACAAAGAACCACTTAAACGAATGATCGGCGTCGGTAGCAAGGCCCCAACCACCGGTCACCGGAGCAGGCTTTAGGACCACGGCCACGCTGGGGCCCGGGTCAGTCGGCGGAGGGTCGATCGGCGGGTCAATTGGAGGAGCGTCGGGCGGGATGATTGGTCCGCCGCCTACCTCAAGTCCCTGGATAGACAGGTAGCCGCAGAAAACCGCAGGCACAGGCTTGTCATTTGCGCCCTTGGCCTTCGGATACATAATGCCGTTCAGGATAACAGGTACTGCAGCCATGGTTCTACCTCCATGTGCGAGCCGATCTCACACGCCTCGGCTCCTGGCGTTTCTCTGTCCCGGCACCGGCGCGAACCGACAGGACGAGCGGTAGAAACTCACCCCCGCCCAGCGCCGGCACCGGGCTCTAACCCACCGCTAGATCAATCGTCGATCTGGCTCGATTGCCGTGGTGCTGTCTCGCTGGCCGCCAATGAAGATCATCGGGCCCTGGATCACCACATTAGACGCCTCACCAAAAGCATTTATGACAGCCTCGCCCTCGTCCGGCGATCGGCCGATCCGTTCCTTGATTTCATCTTTGGCTTCAATTTTGACGCCACGAGCGACCAGTTCATAACGAGCCGCCGTCAGGTCGGCGAGCAGGGAGCGACCCGGCGGCAGCTCGATGTCCTGGCCGCTCGCTGGGTCGAGCGCCTCGCGCAGCCGCCAAATCCACTCGGCGCGCTTATTGAAAAACCCAAGCTTTCCTGTCTTGGCAAAGCCGCCGCTCTTGGCGCCGGCGAACATTGCAATCACGTTGACGCCGAACATGCGGCCGAGATCGACCGGTGAACTGCCGACGCCGACCGCGTCGATCTTGACCTTGACCATTTTCGGCACGCCTTGACCAAGAATGGTCAAGATATCACGGACAACCGCCTTCCCGTCCGGCGTCGTTCTGCCTGGCCGGACAAGCAGCTCGTCGATGTATTCGTTGCAGCGCGGCGCGTAGACGGTCTTGTCAGCACCACCGCGCGCCACGTCAACGCCGATGTCGGTCAGCTCGCGGACGACGCGCTCGCGCGGCCGCTTCGTCCAGCGCTTTTGAGCCGCTTCCACCCAGGCCGTCGGAATGACCTGCCACGGATGGTCGAGCTGCGCGACGTCGAATGCGCCCTTAAGGTAAAGCGACCGCAGCGGCTCCGGAAAAGCCTGCAGGGTCTTCTTGTAGCCCCGCGCCAACAGGATCGGATTGTCCTCGACGGTCGCGCGAATGAATGTCCGGCTCTCCGGCTCGATCAGTTCCTCGGCGCCGTCTTCGCGCCACCAGAACGGGATGCCGTTGCGAACCTCGACCTCTTTTCCGCCGAGCATTGCGAACCAGCGCAGCTCGCCGTTCGCGGCCGGTCGCGGATGCCGCTTGTCGAGCCACGGGCCGAAATACCGAATGACCCAGTCGCCCTCCGCGCTCGTCGGCGGATTGAAGCCGGCTATCACGCGGCAGCGCTGGTTGGGCTTCGTCGTTCGGTTCCAGCCTTTGAGATAGCGGAACTGGTATTCGGTAAAGTGTGTCAGTTCATCGAAGAATTTTCCGTCGTGCGGCCGCCCTTGATATTTCTGAACATCTGTCTCTTTTTCAACGCCTCCGAATTCGATGCGGCGTCCGTCGTTGAGCCGCCACACTGGATGAGGCGAAGATTTGAAACGCCCGAGGCCGGCAAACATTTCCATGCTACGGTCGATGAGGCCAGCAAGCTGTGCCAGCTCGCGGCGAAATATAATTGAGCGATGGTGGCGTGTATGAGCGGCACCCAAAAGACAATCCGTTTTCCCGCCGCCGGCAGCGCCCCCAATACCGGTGACATCAGCCGTACTTTCCAGAGCCATTTGCTGAGGACTTCCCGGAAACGGCTCCCAATCCACTTGCGCCGTCAACAGGGCGTCCAGCTCGGCGCGTTCGCGCGGCTTCAAATAACCCAGCAATTCGCTCAACTCTCTCGCGCTCGCTAAGTCCGGTGGTATTGTACTCGAACCCGTCATCTGGTGAGACCTCGCCGCGATCAACTTGACCAGGGCCGCCGTCGCGGAAGCCAAGCCGGGCCTTGCATAGAAACATCAACAGCACGGCGTTGGGTTTAGCTTCGGCGCGGACGAGGTGGCCCTGGCCGTCATATTCGGCTTTGTGTCCGAGCGCTTCCTGCAGCGTCGCATGGCCGATCAGGGCTTGCACTGCGGCATCGCCCTTGATCAGCTCAATCATGTAGTGCCTGCGCAGTGTGTTGTGCGCAATGCCGAGATCGGCAGCGATGGCGCGCTGTGTAACTCCGTTCTGAGAAAGAACGTAAACACGATTGCGCGACCAGTCCGTAGGTACGTGCTCGTTCTCGGCGCGGGCTTCCGTGCCGCCGACGACGGTTAACCCATCATTAACCGCTCGTGTTTTCGTTTCTTCAACCATTTATTGGTTCCTTAGCGCGTGGTTCAAACTAGGAGCAAACGGCCATGCGCAGCGTAACAATGGAAGTCCTCGAACCAGGCGACAGCGATTGGATGCCGATCGCCGAGGTGCAAGTGCTCAATCAGCCAGGCGGTCTCGACCGCGCTTACCGCACGCTCGTCGAGATGCGGGACCGCTGGGTTGGCATACAGCTATTCAAGCTCGGCGCGCAATTCCGTTTCGTGGTGCACCAATCTTAGCAAGAATATTTCGACTAAATTGCGCTATGGATCAAACTGCGCAAAATCGCGCAAGACAGCAATCTTACCAAACCGGAAAGGACATCATGAACACGATCGACGCAGATCTCGACGCCGAGATCGCCGCCGCCGTCGCTGGCGCGCGGTATTTCTCAGCCACCATCTGGCACGACGGTGCTTACCATCCATACGGGCTGCGGA